GATTGTGTGTGATGCTTCTCTAGAAGCATTGGTGATTCATGAGTGTAATACTGAGAACGGGTCGAGGAAGCACGACTTTACTAATTTGGGCGATGAGGATGTAGATGTCGAGATAGCGAGGGGTAATCATGATTAAAGGAATATTCGAATCAATTGTTGAGACAGTTACAGAGGCACCAGCTATCGTGGTCAACGGGATAACCAAAGGTGCAAAGGATTTGGGTGATGCGATAGCGGGTGACAAGGATGAGTAATCAGGGTGGGTATGAAAGAAGTGAACCATACTTGCTTTATTGGGAAAATGTGCGAAAAGCAGAGGAACACAAACTTGTAAAGACAGCATTGTTTTTAATCTTTTCTATTGGCTTTGTCGCTGGTTTCAGCTTTGACCAGTTTTTGAGATGGTTGATATTATGAGGATGTCAACAGTTATATCTATATGGGTACAATAATGCTTAACGCTAAACAGACAAAATTCGTAGAAGAATACATGGTTGACCTGAACGCTACACAGGCAGCGATTCGGGCTGGATACTCTGAAAAGTCGGCATCGGCTATCGGACATGAAAACCTAAGTAAACCAGAGATTCAATCGGAGCTATCCAAGCGCATACAGGAACGCTCACAGCGCACACAGGTTGATGCTGACTGGGTCGTAGAGAACTTGGTAGGCAATCATACTAGGGCGGTCGAAACGGACGAGCTAGGGCATTCTAATAAAGCACTTGAATTACTAGGCAAGAACTGTGGTATGTTTACATCGAAGCTGGATGTGGAGCATTCGGTTAATGTTACGATAATCAAACCAGAGGAGCGGGAAGATGAGTAAAGAGTTTAGGTTTTCGGGGTACAGCGATGATAACTTTGGGGAAGACAGAGACCCGTGGGATAACTGTGCCGATGGTCGCCCAATTCGATGGGTTGTAAAATCAGGGGATGAGTCGGTTATGGTTGTGGGTCATTACTGTGAACCTGATAGGGTTAGTGGCTGGATGGTGGGTATTGCCAGATTCGACGAAGACGATGATAAACACATCCCTAATTGGGCTATGAGGTTTGAACAAAATACAGACCACAGAACGTATAGCCCAGTTCTTGTTATGGAAGTACCAGACGATGCGACACTTACTTGCTTAGAACCAGAGGAGCGGGACGATGGATGATGAACTCAGAAAATACCTGCAAGAAAGAGTCCCGGATGAGGATTTTGACGAAATAGAGGACATGATAACCCATAACGAGAAGACTGTTATCGAGGTTGATATAAGGTCGCTGACTGTGGGGATGTGCGACATGCAGAGATTCGTTGACTTCTGCGATAAGATTACAGACGATGAGATGGTGGCGCATTCGCTGACTCTGGTAAAGAAGGCTAGAGAGTCGGCTGTTGCGCTACTCGATGCCATTATGGTTGATGAGGACGATTAGTGCTTGACTCGGTTTATACGATATGTTATGGTTTTGCTAGACGTATTTACATAAACACAAAAGGAGAGGTGGTGATATGAGCGATGATTCAGGAGTATGTGGATGGGACCACGGAATCAAAGATAATAAAACGATAGAGTCAATACTCAAGGATAGCACGCAAGCGCAGGTAGAGGCGCAACCGTTACCTGATACGTTTATTAAAGGCGCATCTGCATTCTGGGTGCTGATGAATCCCCAGCCGGAAGGTGATATTGAAGCGAGCTATCGAGATGTTGACCACGCAGCAGATATTCCAGAGTTTTTGGGGTGGTATGCTGAGCTAGATGGTGAGTTTTATAAACAAGACCCACCCCACGCGCCCAATGACATTCTCTATGAGCGTGAGGAATGGATATTCTGGGGAGGCGCACTTATGGATAGGGGTAAGTATTCAATAAACATAGGTTTTCGGGATGGAACACAAGAGTCATTTGATTTACCAGACTATGAAGCGTGGAAAAAGTATACATGGGATGATGATATCCATTGTAAATGGCAACCCGCGTCCACCATGCCAGAATTGTTTGCACGTAATCGGTATACCGTTTCTAGCGTTGAGGCGATATGCCCCCAAGATTTAACAGAAGAACAGTGCTGTATGGCAGACTGGCATGACTCGGAAGAATGGAACGGGTTTAATGATAACCACTGGGGCTGGTACGTAACGCTGGAGGAAAAGAAATGAGAAGCTCAATGAGTAACGAATATTTTGAACAAGAGGTCGGCTTTATTCGGGAAGATGAGTACGCCATATGTGTAGAGGACGTAGAGGGCAACGCGGTATGGTTCCCCCATTCAGAGATAAAAGACGTCCTCATCGATTACGACCTAAAAGAAATCACTTTCTGGGCAACTGAATTGATTCTAGCAGAGAAGGGGTGGGTATGAGTAAGAACTTTCAATGCATGTTGGTCGAGAAGTCTACAACCGTGACGACTGGCACTGGTACGTAACACTGGAGGGCGCAGAATGAACGACAAGATAAAAAAGGAGAATGATATGAGAGCCTTAGATAAAATACGAGCAAGAAAAGACCAAGTAGAGAAGATGGATTTAAAATATCCAACACAATCTCGCATGATGCTGGAGTTACAGTTCGCTATTGATACAATTATAGAGGAAGAAACATTATCAGACAAAGACATACAAAGGGTAACATTAAGGCTAACTAGAATATCAGAGCGTTTACGACAGCGAGCATGTGTAGCTATTGATACAGACATTGAAACCATGAAGGAATGGGTATTAGATGCAGACTCTTGCGATAAGGTTATTGAGTTGTTAAACACTAAATTTGTAGAGGCAACAACAGTAGCTGGCTCGTAACATTAACCGAATCTTTTTTAGGAGAAGATGAATGAACGACAAGAGAGAGATACTGACACGGCTGGTGACTAGTGTGCTACCCACAGAATACGTGCCGGGCGAGCACTTAGCACACATCGAAATAGTGCGCGACTGTAACGAGATAGCCGAAGAGATAATGAAGCATAGAGAGGATATACCAGATAGCCCCTGTCCTCATGTAATGACTTGCGGGTGTGAAGGCGTATGCAATACAGCTTTAAGGGGTCATATGGACGCAGACGCGATACAGGCGGGTAAAGAATACGACCCCGTATCGCAGAGATTTATAGATGTTAAATGATGAGCAACTACTAACACTCTGGGAGCTTCTGTTCTACATAACCGTAGGGCTTGGCGTGTTGCTATTGTTTGCCTGTGGTGTTAGTGCTATACTGAGACTGGTTTAATATGGCTAAAACAACAGACGAATTAGGCGCGTTGTGTGTCTTTGTCTATATGCTCATGTGGGCTGTGTGGTTCACCCCGTTTCTGTTGATGGTCGGTCTTTGCTGGGTTGTGGGCTTTGCTTACTTTTTAGCGTGTAATCTGCACGCATGGATTGAGGCTGTGTATTATAACCTTAAAGATTCTTGGAGGGATTAGGGATGACACCATACAATGCTACGATTGAGGGAATAGAGACAGAGTGGTATTTAAAACGAGAGGCAGATGCACGAATCAAAGAGCTTGATATAAAGAACAGACAACTTCAGCGAAGAATAGAATTTATTACACGGTGATTAATTGGGAGTAAGCGCGACAACTTGGAGGGATTAGGGATGGATAAAATCAAACAGTTAGAGGTAGAGCGAGATATGTATTCAAAACTTTATGAGGGATATAAGTTCTCAAATAGTGTTATTAAAGACCAGAGAGATAAATATAAAGAGCGTGTTTTGGTATTAGAACAATATGTCGAAAGACTTGAGCGACAAGCAAAAGACAGTAACGATAGATTATGGGGGCTTGTGCCTTAATTGCAAGTAAGCGCGACCATAGACCTAAACACATGCAACAGGGTGTACGCTCCGTATTGGTTTGACGAGTGTAGACATCTTGTGATGATGGGCGGGGCTGGCTCTGGCAAGTCATACTTCTGCGCTGACAAGTGTATCATGCAGATGATTAGCGAATCAGGGCATAGGATAGGCGCGTTTCGTAAGGTAGCTAGAACCATCAAGCGGTCTGTATTCGCACTGCTCAAGTCTCGCCTGAGTCACTGGGGGCTTTTAGAATTCTGCACCATCAACCGGACTGACTTTACGTTCAAGTTTATCAATGGCTCTGAGATATGGTGCATCGGGCTGGATGACCAAGAGAAGCTCAAATCTATTGACGGGCTATCGTTTGTGTGGGTCGAGGAGGCGACAGAGTTTACTGATGATGACCTGAACCAGATTAATCTGCGTATACGTGGCGAGACTCCGGGCTATAAACAGATTGTTTATTCGTTTAACCCGATATCAATAATGCACTATCTCAAGGGTAAGTTTTTCGACAACCCGCCACAGTCCAGCACTGTAAAGGTCACGACATACCGGGACAACGAGTACATAGATGATGAGTACAAGGCAGAGCTTGAGGAGATGGCGAGGAAGTCCAAGAACTTCAAGTCAGTCTATCTCGATGGCAAATGGGGCAATCTCAAGGGGCTGATATACAGTGCCTTCTTGTTTGACGCTTACCCGGACAGCTTCGATGATGAGTGTATGGGGCTGGACTTTGGGTACAACCATCCTATGTCTTTAACGCATGTGGGGTTCAGGGACGGGGCAGACGCATACCTTGACGAGTTAATATATGAGTCAGGCATGACCACAAACGATTTAGTCAAGCGCATGGGTGAGCTCAAGGTATCGAAACATATCATAATATATTGTGATGCAGCAGAGCCAGACAGAATCGAGGAGTTGAAGCGAGCGGGTTACAACGTTGTCCCAGCATACAAGGGTCCCGGCTCAGTGGCAGCAGGGATAGACTTCTGCCAAGCCTTACGGATACACAGCAAGCCTGATAACGTAAACATAAATAACGAGGCTGTTACGTACTCATGGCGCGTAGACAAGAACGATAACCCGATGGACGAGCCAGTCAAGATTAACGATGATGCTATGGACGCTATGCGATACGCGATATATACACACATAGGCAAACCAAGCGCGGAGCTATTCAGCTTTAATCGCGCAGAGATGGGAATGTAAATGCAACTAATTCACGGTGACTGCCTAGAGAAGATGCGCGACATCCCGGACGGCTCAGTCGATATGGTGTTGACCGACCCGCCATATGGGACTACGGCTTGCAAGTGGGATTCAGTGATACCCCTTGAGCCGATGTGGGAGCATCTCAAGCGGGTTATCAAGCCTAATGGGGCTATCGTTATGACAGCGAGCCAGCCGTTTACGACTACGCTGATTAGCTCGAATATGGGGATGTTTAAGTATTGCTGGGTTTGGGACAAAGGTGTGCCTTCTGGATTCAACTATGCCCGATTCCAGCCAATGCGAAAGCATGAGGATATCGCTGTATTCTACACAAGGGCTCCAGCCTATGACAGTCAGGGCGAGAAATATGAGAAGCCAATAACATATAGTATGGCTCAAAGCGAAAGTGAGAGTTCACACATGACACACAGTAGAAAAGGCGAGAAGGTAACAGCAACACACAAAAAGAAACAATCTATTATACAGATTAAAAAGGTTCGCAGAGGAATCCACCCCACACAAAAACCTGTATCTCTAATGGAGTACCTGATAAAGACATACACCAACGAATCCGAAACAGTCCTAGACTTCACAATGGGTTCAGGCACCACAGGAGTCGCTTGTCACAATACGGGGCGCGACTTCATCGGCATCGAAATGGACAACGACTATTTTAATATAGCGAAAGAGCGCATCGAACAAGCGCAGACGGAAACAATATGCACGACTTAACACCCGAACAATACGAAGAAATCTGGCTCTCAGGCGCAGACGCTAGAGCAGACATGCAACACCGCAAGAATTACTATGACGGCAAACACGCTATCATAGGGCAAGGCAAACTCTACGCAGACGGCTCGCCTAAGTCAGAGAAGGTGTCAAACTTCGTTAAGTTTGGGATTGACTTATATACTGGCTCGATTGCAGGTACACCGTATAACATCACTGATATCGAAACGGTAGACGATACAGATGAGGGCGAGGAGGTTGTCGAGTCACCAGAGATTTACAGGACTGTTGGCACAGATAATAACTTCGATTCTTTAGACACTGGATTGCTTCGGGACGCTTTAATATACGGGCATGGGCTAGAGACTCATGAGTTTATTAACAATGAGATAGTCATTACACAGCGCGACCCGCTCGCGTGGATGGTCGTATACAACAGCGATGGAGAGAAGATAGGTGTAATCAATCGCTCAACTGTTGGAGCTGGCGCGTTTGTGGGCGATGTGATGCTCGAAGACCCGCTCGATATATTAGTTGTTTACACAGATACTCATATTATAACGTTTCATAAAAGCTCAAGTGTTAATGATGGCAAATGGTTTGAGCCAGAGCAACACCCTAGAGTTGAGCATCAATACGGGGCTGTGCCTGTGGTAGTGTTTGTGGTCAATGAGGAGATGGCAACACACATCACGGATGACCTTATCGGGCAACAGGACGAGTATAACGAGATTGACTCAGCATCGGGGGATGATATTAAATCCGATTCTGACGGTGTGCTGGCTATCAAGGGCTTTGACCTAAAGCATATACAGGAAAACTCAGAGCTAATACGCGAGAATAAATTACTTCCATTGCCTCCAGAGGGTGATGCGTTCTATATCAAGAAGGGGTCTGACGAGGTGCGTACATCTTCACGGCTGGAGCGTACACGCGAGAATATCTTTATGGGATTAATCGTCCCGGACATCGAGCAGATAGTCGGCTCCGTAGGCTCAACGTCAGGCATAGCACTGAAGCTCAAGTTTAAACCTATGGCTGATAAGGCAGCTTATATGATTGCTAATATTCGACCGGGGGTTCGTGAGCGCGTTAAGTTGATGAATACGCGATTGGGACCAACAGGCAAAGGGGCTATAGAAAACTATCAAGTCAATATCAAGTTTACGTTACCAGTCAACCGAATCGAAGAGTGGCAGAACGTAGGCGCGACCACAGGTATCGTATCGCATACTAAACAGCTCGAAATGATGAGCGATGTTGAAGACCCAGCGCAAGAGCAGAAGCGACTGGATGCAGAACAAGAGAACTCGAGGTTCATTGACCGGGGCGCAGGTACACCCGATGAGGTGGTAGCTAATAACGATGCAGAGATTCAGGCGTTAGCAGTCAATGTCCAGCCACAACTATCGACAATCATTGATGCTGTGAGTGATGCAGCAATAGCGGAAACGTTACGCAGAAGCAATGAGACACCCGCATGATGCCGATTGAGTTCACAGAGGCAGAGAAACAGGCTATCTTGGCAAGCGTAACCATACCGGGCGGTCTATACGACGAGGCTGCCTTGCTTGCTGCGCTGGGCGAGTCAATAGACTTGGACGCTTTAAAGGCTACATTGTTTACAGGCGGGGCAACACCAGAGACAACGGCAGCAGCACTCGCGAATGCAGACAGACAGGCTCGACAGATAGCCGGGAACTTAGCCAAAACTGAGCTCCAGAAGATAGCGAATAAGGTAGCTGACAACATCGCTGAGGGTAAGCGATTCGAGGGATTAGTCGGCAAGCTGGACGAGATTAAAGGGCTAGACTCTGGACGTGCTGCGACACTTGAGAAGCTGAAGCGGGATTTAATTGACAGAGGCGTTACGGGTCAAGAGTTAGTCGATAGAGTTGAGAAGGCTAGGGCTAAGCTGTTGCGCGACCGTAAAAAAACGATAGCAGTAACTGAGCAACGATTCGCGACAGAGAGCGGGGCTCAGGAACTAGCAAAAATACGAGGGGCGAAGTTTAAACGATGGATTACGGCTAACGATGAGCGGGTATCAGAAATGGATGAAGCGAATCAGGCTGAGGGCTGGATAGCCTTTGATGAAACGTTTAGCTCTGGCGATGATGTACCGCCTAGCCATCCGAATTGCAGGTGTACAGTGACATACAGAAATAATCCTCCCAGCGAGCTAGATGAGGCTAGAGTCGATGCAAGGATTCAATCAACAGCGGAGGCGACAGGTTCAGCAGATGGGTGATTATCAGTTATACATAGCTTTGGGCGCGGTGGTAAGCAATATAGCTACAGTGTTCGGGGGTATGCGGATTATATGGGCTAGAATGAATAAATTTGAGGACAAGTTTGACCGTAAACTCAACAATGGTATCAGGAGCGATATCAACAAAATCAATATCTCTATAGCGGAGATTAGGCGCGATATAAAGAACGCTTGAGCAATCCACTTGAATGCTTAAAGCACTTTGTGGTATAAAGTATGTACAACACGACCGGGGGGTCGGACGGGGCTATATTATTCCAGCATATCAGAGTACCAGATACAACAATGCTGATTCAAGCCTCAACACAAAATAAGAGGAGCAGAGAATAGTTATGTCAGAAGAGGAAACGCAGACAGAAACGGAAGAGCCAACGCAGGACGGGGGCGAAACGGGTCAAGACGCTGACACTAAAGATGGCGAAAAGCAAGAAGCGGTTATCACTCAAGCTGAGGTTGACCGTAGGATATCGGCTGGTATTAAGGCTGGCATTCAATCGTATGAGGATAAGCAGAATCAGAAGATTGAGCAGGACAAGAAAATCCAACAGATAACCGATGGGAAGTTTGAGGAGCTGTATAAAGAGACTCAAGCCCAAAACGATGCGCTAAAAGCATCCATCGAATCTAAAGAATTTAAGTCTGAGGCTCAAGACGCATTAATCAAGCTCGATATGGGTCACTTATCTGATGCTATTATCCCAAACGCAAAAACAATCAATGACGTTTTATCGGCTGCTGAGGTATTAAAAAACACCATAACAGAAGAGGCAAGCAAACAAGCTAATGCCCTGCTGGATACTGGTAAACCCAGAGTGCCGACAAAAGAACACAAAACACGAGAGCTAGTGCCGGGTAATCTCAACAAAACAGATTTTGATGAGTACAAGGCTAAGAATGGCTTAGTGTAAGAAAGCTAAAACAACATGGCAGATGAAACAACCACCACCACACTGACGGAGTTAATTCAAACGTCAATCAACCAAGCGCGAGTAACTGAGTATATCGGTGTTGACCTTTCGACACTTGTAGTTAATCGACCGCTTGAAGAAGGTAAAGGCTCCGTGTCTTTCCCTATTTACGACAAGCAATCTATGGCATCCGTAGCAGAGGGTACAGACCTTGCTAACACGGCATTCCAGACGACCGATGTAGAGATTACACCGGGCGAAAAAGGCTTGATGACAACCCTGACTCGACTGGCTAAACGTAGAGCTAAAGGTCAGACAGCAGTTGACATCGGGCGCGTTATGGGCGAAGCATACGCAGAGATTAAGAATACAGAAATCTATGCGCTGTTCGATGGCTTCTCACAGGCTCTAGGCACAACCAATGTCGACATCACAGAGGCATTGATTCAAGAAGCTGTAGCACTATTACGGGCTGCTGGTGCTCCGACTCCATATTACTTGCCTGTAACCGCATACGTATATCAAGATTTGCTTGGCTTGTATAGCAATAACGATAAAAGTATTGCCGAAAGCATCATGCAAAACGCACAGGTAAACGGCATCCTTCCAATGATTCACGGTGTGATACCTGTATTTATCCAGCTTCCCGCTGGTACTGGTACGGGACAACAGGAAGAGCCAGACACCAAGACTGCTATCTTCTCTGGTCAAGCTATCGGGTTTGTCAATGAGTTTGACTTCGATATTGCTAATCAGGCTGATGAGTCATTGCGAGCCGATGAGCTCGTAGCTGTAAGCTCGTTTGGTGTAGGCGAAATCAAAGACACATGGGGCGTAGAGCTCTTAGTTGATAACAAAGACTAATAACCAAATACGGGGAGGGCTTCGGCTCTCCCCAGTACGGAGGAAACATGGCAAAGAGAGACCCGCTATTAGAATACATGGACATTCAGGGACCTAACGGCTCGAAGATTGAGACTATGACAGTAAAGTTGTACGCACCAGAGGGTCATATATTCGCTATGCCACACGGTGGCTCAGCTTTACGGTATGTCGCAAAAGGATACGAGATACACTCAACACCTGAATGGGAAGAAAAACACAAAGAGTATTTAAAGATACAGGCTGACTCATTGAGATTGTCCAAACTTCAGGGCGAAATCAAGAACCGTAAGAAGGCTATCGAGGCTCAAGAAAAGCTCAACGATGACTATGCTGAACTTGAGAAACTTGATGTAGAACTCAAGGCTAAAGAGGATACTTTGAACGGGGTTGAGCCTGTGAAGGTAGCAGAGAAACCAAAGGCAAAGGCTAAAGCAAAGGCATAACATGGCGGTGATAGGTTTAAGCTCAAGCAAAATTGACAGCATCCTCACAGATGTACAGTTGAATCCTGAAATCGGGGTTGATGACTCCGAGTTCGTGCGTAGTGTTATTAGCAGAGCAGCACGTTTCTTGATATCGCAGGTTCATCTTGATAGATATCCTGAGCTCTCACAAGGCTACAGCGAGTCAGGCGTAAGCGCATCAACGGACATTTCATCTGTTGCAACAAATGAGATTCTGGTTTCTATCGATGGCGATAACTTCCAGACTATCACGTTGACGCTTACCGGGCTAACGTCCGGTGCTGCTATTGCTACAGAGTTACAGGCACAGATTCGAGCCATAGGGACTGGCTCATACAAATTTGTGACAGTGACTTTTGATTCAGTAAATACTAAATATACAATATCGTCACCGAGTTACGGAGAAACATCTTCCGTATTTGTCTCGTATGATACTGAGTTAGAACACGTAGCAGTTGAGCTTAAACTATCACCCGATTTTGGCGGTACAGAATTCTCTGGGGGCGATGGGTTGCCTGAGTATGATGATATGGTTATAGCACTGGTAACACATTGGTATAATCGAGTAGGTGTCGAGGGTATGCGTTCACATAGCGTCCCGGGCTCAGGTAGCTATACAGAGTTCGATATCGACCCGCAAGTGCATTCATTTATTCAAGACAACAGGCGATTGATTTACTAATGGCACCACGTCCACATATGCGAGATGCTGTAGAAATCGGAACGCTTGACGACTTCACTACCGGACCCGAACCATCGGAGGTCTGGAGTTATCGTCCTGCCGTTCGGTGTAGATTCATAAAGAAATCGACCAGCGAGATTATAGATGGTGAGCGTACACATTTAACATTCATTGAGATTCACTTACCAGCAGATGTAGAGGTGAATAACAATAGCTCATTCAAACTCACGAAGCGCAACAGGTCTACACTTGCGGTGCCTGAGTTTTACGCTATAGATGGCGACCCGTGGTACACAGAGGATAACAAGACTATCGTTTGTACATGCCAGAACGTCCCAGTAGGGATGCGCGATGCCGATTAAGATAACGGACAATACTAAAGATGTACTACGCAAGGTACATGGCTTAACCAATGATGGCAAGAGAGACTTTGCACAGAAGGTTAAAGACATAGCGAAAGAAGAGTCTCCGAACGTAACGGGCAATAATGCGTCAGAGATTGAATTTGACGAGCCTAAAGAGGGTTCATTTAGAGTATTCACGCAGTCTAATTATGGTGGATACCTTGAGTTTGGGACATCGAGAATGGCAGCACAACCATACTTTAGACCAGCCATCAATATTGCTATATCTGAGTTTCAAGACGAGGGCAAGTGGGGCGAATGATAGACCGAATCCAAATCATACACGAGGCACTGACAACAGCATCCCCACTGGCTACAGCGATTGGGAGTCGGGCGTATTCACCCATAGCGCATAAATCATGGGACGCATCACAGAAGGCTATAGTCTACCATCAAGAAGCAGGGACATCGCATCAAACAGGCGCAACGCTCACCGGGACATACATCTTTAAGCTGTACGGTGGCGACGACACATACACATCAAGCAGAACTTTATTTGGTCTTCTATACGACAGATTACAGATGATGACCGAAACGTTCACATCAGGAACAATTATATCCGCGAAGCTCGAAAGCGACCTTCCACTACCAATTGAGGCGGATACAAAAGCGAAGCCATACATGGCTCGATTCTCGATTCAGTTCGAGGGATAAGGATACACAATGGCAGGAACAAGTATTGTAAGCAGGATTGGGATTCACGCAACGGCTGAGACAGCACTACCAACATTGCCAGCAGCACCGGGCTCGAATGTTGCGGTTGCATCTTGGAGTTCAGCAGGTTTCGAGACAATCAACTCCAGAAATCTGCATTCAGATGACTATGACACGGATATCGAGACGTTTCAATGGAACGTAGAAGAGCATGTGCATGAAACAGTAGCACCGATTAGCGACGGTGTGGACGATGTAATCTTGCTAGGGCGTAGGCTTGAGGATTTAGAAATCAAGCTATACGACATTGACGAAGGGTTGCTGACTTTGGGCTCTGATATCTCAGTCACATCGAACGTAGCAACATGGGCAAGCACATTCACAAACAGGACTGTAGGTATTGAAATCAATAATACTGCTATGTTCCAGTTCCCAAAATCAGTGATTCGATTCACTAATATCGAGATGGGACCGGACGAGGGACAAGTTGCAAGGGCTACGATGATGATTAAGCCTTTGAATGTTTCCGGTAAACCCGGTGGCTGGGACTTAGAGTGGTATTAATTTAAACGCTTGGAGGAGCATTAATGAATACAGAGAGAACAGACGCGCAAATCTTAGACGGGTCGCCTGTAGTAACTAAGTTTAACGGCAAAAAGTATGTCTGGCATCAAAAGCCTAGACGCGAACAGCGCAAGATTAGAACAGAGCTGTTGAAGATTGCCGGGATGTTATTTTCGATAGATGGCATGGGTGACATAGACAAAGCTATGTGTTCACTAGTATCTGTTAATGCAATCCTTGATTTTTGCGAGGACAACAACCCGGATATGCTTTCAGATATAGACGAAATAGAAACCTATATCAAGACATCGGGCGCTCATAGTTTTGTTGAGTTGTTGCAAGATGTGTATATGGTTCTGTATCAAGAATGGTTAGACCCGTGGCTGTCTGGAGACCCTGAAACAAAAAAAAAGAATCTAACCGAAGTAAACACGGAGAATCTGAGCTCTATGAAGTAGTCATGAAAGTCTGGGGCATCTCGTTTAAGGAAATAGAGAACGAGTGGACTGACGATGAATTCTTTATGCACACAGACAGGTTAGTGGACAGGATAGAACGTGAAAATAAAACCAATAAAGATGCTAAAAAAAGGGGCGGGGAAACTTCTAAACCTGGCAGCAGCGACAGTCGAACATCCCTTAACACAAAGGATTTTATGGCTTCTTTACCTAAAAAAGCAGGGTCGTAAATAATGGCTATTAATGCTGGTGATATAGTCTGGTTCATAGACGCTGATACAGGTGGTTTAGATGCCGGGGTTAAAAAGTCTCTGCAATCAGCTAAACGATTGGGCGTAGGATTAACCGCTGTTGGTGCTGCGGGTGCCGCTGCTCTTACAGGTTTAGTCTCAAAGGCTCAGGGCTTCTCAAAGTCTATGGCTGAGGTCAACACACTAGGAGTGAAAGACCTTGAAGGGCTGGGCGATGCGGTCAAGGATGTTGCTGGAGAATTTGCACTTGACTTGACGGATTCAGTAAAGGGTGCATATCAAGCCATATCGTCTGGGGCATCTGAGGCAGAAACACCATTAGTATTAGAGTCTGCTGCTAGGGCTGCTACTGCTGGCATTACAGACTTAACCACATCTATTGAGTTGGGTACTGGTGTCGCTAATGCCTTCGGAAAGTCTATGGCTGACATAGACTCTGTTTTCGATGAGGCTTTCATAGCTGTAAAGGGTGGCGTTACCACCTTTGAAGAGCTTGGTGCATCTGTCGGTAAGTTATCACCCCTATTTTCATCTGTTGGATTATCTAGCGGTGAAATGTTTGCTTCTATCGCTGCATTAACAAAGGGTGGTCTAGCAACAGCCGAAGCGGTAACAGGCATGAAGGCTGCATTGACTGGTATAATTAAACCATCAGCGGATGTGGCTCAGTTTATGAAAGAGAATAAAACTGTTGCGGATGAGCTTGGATTCTCTTTTGATGTCGCAGGTTTAAAGTCTCAAGGGCTTGGCGTATGGATGCAGAATTTGCAAACGCTGACTGGTGGAAACATCGAGACAATGGCTGGGCTGTTTGGTTCTGTTGAGGGATTGGCAGCGGTACTCGCATTAACAGGCGAACAGGCTGGCTCGTTCAATGAACTACTGTTACAGATGAAGGATTCCACAGGAGCATCAAAAGAAGCATTCGACGCTTTTGTGGCTGCGAATCCCGGCTTCGTGTTTGAACAACTAAAATCTCAAATGTCGGTACTGGCTGTAGAGTTAGGTACAGCATTACTTCCAAGCATTATAGAATTAGCGGAAACAATTAAGCCGATGGTGAAACAGTTAATCGCATGGATTAAACAGAATCCAGAAGCGACAAAAGGGTTGATTAAATTGGCAGCAGCTATCACAGCTACGTTGCTTGTGATTGGTCCGCTGCTGATTGCTCTACCCGCTATCGGCTCTGTGCTGGCTGCTCTCCCCGCCATATTATCTGCTGTTGGTGCTGCTTTTGTTTTCTTTACGGGTCCGGTGGGCTGGCTGGTGGCAGCTATAATCGCAGCAGCAGCATTAATAGTGGCAAATTGGGATTTTGTAAAACAGAGAACAATTGCTATATTCACAGCAACAAGTAATTTTATAGGTAGAATTATTGACCGAATACAAGACAGGATAGGCGGGTTTATAGAGCGCGTCAAGCAAGCTATAGAGTTTGCCATAAAACTAGCTAAAGCTATTGGCGAATCTGTAGGTTTACCCGGATTCGCTTCGGGTGGTGTAGTAGGATACGCCACAGGCGGTGTCGTAGGTGGACACAATATGGTCATGGTAGGAGAGCGCGGACCAGAACTGGCTGCACTTCCATCGGGGACAAGAATTATGTCTAATACATCAATGAGAAGCCTTGCAGCAAACCCAGACCGAATAGCTGGAGGTGGGGGCGGTAGCTTCGCACCTGTAATCAATGTTAGCGTAGATGGCTCATTAACGGGAAGCGAGATTGTGGACAAAATCAAAACACCACTATTGCAGATGATGACAGGCGAGCTTAGACAGGCGATGCGCTAATGAGTAAATCTTTTACATGGGATGGCAACGACTTATCGCTTTACGGGTTGCACGTAAGTGAGTATTCTATCCCTGAGATGGGGGCTATCAGGTCAAGCGTACACAGTGCCGTTTTTGGCGATTCTTTGTTTACATCAACCAATCACACTACACAGCAGATAACTATTCGTTGTGAGGTCATAGGGGGCTCCAGAATCGACCTGAGTGAGAAGATGTCATCTGTTCTAGGGATTCTAAACCCGATACTAGCAGATAAACCTTTTACCTTCCCAGACTTTCCAGATAAGCGTTTTGTCGGGCGTGTGGTATCTATCACGCCCCCAGAGGTCAAGGGAGAACTAGGGCGAGTGTTTACGGTTGAGGTTGTGGCTATGGCGCATAAGCAGGACTTGGAAGAGGTGAACGATTCAGTAGCAATCATAGCGACACCAGAGACATATACAATCCCCGCTATATCGGGCAATATGAGCCGAATTCCGGTAGTTTTATATCTTAGGAATAGTACGGTATCCCCACACATATTATCGCCTATAACGATTGAGAACACGACCACAAACGAGACAATGGTTGTTACACCTACGGTATCACAGGGTAAATCTATCCGCTTTGGTGAACTCGACAGTAATGGTAGATATACGGAGTCTATAGGTGTATCGGGTGGAACCGAGGCTATACCATCCAACAACACATACAACGACAGTATAGCATCATATACATCGGGCGACTGGATACGATTAAAGGGCGGTGTAGACAATTCTATAATGGTCACAGGGTTTGTAAGTAACGGTGTATTTGAATGGGCTTATAGAGGAAAACATTTTTAATGGCTACAGTAGAATTTCCAGAGATATTTAACAACGGGTTGACGCTCCTAAACGGAGCAATCAGTGACTCTACAACTACGGTTGTAGTTGATTCAGCACTTGCACTGGGACTTGACAACTCAACCACGGATGCGTATGTAACAATTATCGCTCCGTCAACGTTTGGGTTTAACCCATTCCTTACACCTGAAACATTAGAGGTTGTGCAGGTAACGGCTGTATCGAGCAACACATTAACCGTGACAAGGGGAGTTGATGGGACAACAGGCGTAGCATTCGGGGATAATGCTTATGTTATGACTCGAAACAATGCAGCGACTCTGGAGCGGGTTTATGATGCGCTTACAGACGGGACAGACAGCCTAAACATAGACTCTATCCTTATCGGGGGTGATTCAACAGTAAGCGGCGACAGGCTTTTAAGCGCGACTGGTGTAGATAAAACATGGTCAACGTATATATCAGCATCGGGGATATCTCTAGCATCGACAAACCCAGCTGGGGCTTTAGCTGTTCAGGTTATGTCTGCGGGTGATACTGAGATAGCCATGATACCATTTGACCAGTCATCGAATGAGTTTGTCACAACAGCATTTATTATGCCAGATGATTACGATGGCTCAAGCATGACCATAGAGTTATACTGGACAGCATTGTCAGGTACCGGGGCTGTTGATTGGTCGTTTTGGATTAGAGGGTTTACACATGACGATGATTTAACATCCACGCACGGATTCAATGCCTTCTCGACATCCACTTTGACCGCAGCAAACGACTTACAAATAACATCTACAACCAAAACGATAGGGGGTAGCGTTGTTGGTGGAGAGCTTATCACATTATTACTACAACGGGCTGCATCGGCTGGTAGTGATACTTTAAACGCAGACGCACAATTAATCGGTATTAAACTTAGTTACACATAGAGGAGACATTATGGCAGTTGTAGTAAATATAGACAATCTTTATG